TCTGGTTAGGTAAGCAACACCTCGCACAGACCGACAAGGCAGCAACCGAAGTAACAGGTAAGACAGACATCAGGATTCTGCTGACACCAGCGACAGAGGAGCCCAAGGCCATCGAGGATGCTGAGGTCATAGCAATAGGGCCAGCGCAGTGATAACGATAGACGCACAGTTCCACCCTGGTCAAGCCCTGATATTTAAGAACCGCAGACGGTTCAACACTGTGGCCTGTGGTCGTAGGTTTGGCAAGACGGTAATGGCTGAGGCCCTGCTTATCGAGAAGGCTATCGAGGGCCTGCCGTGTGCTTATTTCGCGCCAACGTATAAGATGCTCTCTGATGTTTGGAAGGCTGTGAAAACAGCCCTGCATCCTATCACCACATCCGTCAGCGAACAGGAGAAGCGCCTAATGCTAACCACGGGCGGAGTGATAGACTTCTGGTCACTGGATGCCTACGACAGTGTTCGAGGCCGTAAGTATGCCCGTGCTGTGTGTGATGAGGTTGCTATGGTGCGTTCATTCATAGACGCTTGGAACGAGGCCATCAGACCGACCCTGACGGATTACAAGGGCGACGGCTATTTCTTTTCGACACCCAAGGGACGCAACGACTTTCACACGATGTTCGAGCGTGCCAGGACAGATGAGACATATGCCAGCTTCAGGATGCCGACCTCGGTGAATCCGTATATATCACTCGACGAGATTGAGGCTGCACAGAAGGAACTGCCGACGGTGGTATTTAATCAAGAGTACCTCGCTGAGTTCGTGGACGTGCAGGGGGCTCTGGTCAAGCGTGAGATGATAACGTATGTCAACAGTGACCAAGTGCCTCGAGACCTGAAGATCGGTATGGGTGTCGACCTGGCTATTTCCAAATCTGACAGCGCAGACTATACTGCTATAGCTGTGGTGGGTTACGATAAGGACTCCGACCGTAGGTATGTGCTTGACATGTGGAGAGGTAAGCTGGGATTCCATGAGGTAGTCCAAGCCGTGCAAAGCCTAGCGAGCAAGTGGAACCCCTCACGGATCAACATCGAGGCCGTCCAGTATCAGGTGGCTGTCGTGCAGGAACTACTCCGCAAGACCTCCTTACCTGTCAAGGGTGTCAAGCCCGACCGTGACAAGGTCACACGTTTCCACGGACTGCTGGCACGCTACGAGCAGTTACTCGTGACGCATGTGAGAGGGCTGGAGCCTTCATTCGAACAAGAACTTTTAAGTTTTCCAGAGGGCAACCATGACGACATGGTAGATGCCCTCGTATATGCAGAACTTGCCGCTGTGAAAACACAGGGCGCTGGAGTCATTACTTTCTGAGGTTAGCATGCCGCACACGTTACACCTTGGCGATTGCCTGGATATTTTACGAACTATGCCCGACAACAGCGTTGATGCTGTGGTAACAGACCCACCGTATGGCCTATCGTTCATGGGCAAGCGTTGGGACTACGACGTACCAAGTGAGGACATCTGGCGCGAGTGCCTGCGTGTGCTCAAGCCCGGTGGTCATTTGCTAGCCTTTGCAGGGACACGAACGCAACACCGAATGGCGGTGCGTATCGAGGACGCGGGGTTTGAGATACGAGACATGATCGCGTGGGTGTACGGCTCAGGGTTTCCGAAGTCGCTGGATGTAAGCAAGGCGCTGGATAAGATGGCTGGCGCGGAACGCGAAATTATCGGAAAACAAAAGAGATCTCAAGTTGCAAGCGAAGGATGGGATAGGCCGTTGAAGCAGGAAGCAATGAAAGCATCTGGATCGACCGTTGCTGAATTTAACATCACCGCCCCCGCCACACCTGCCGCCCGTCAATGGCAAGGCTGGGGCACTGCGCTAAAGCCTGCGCTGGAGCCTATTACCGTGGCACGCAAGCCGTTCACGGGAACGGTAGCAGCGAACGTCTTGCAATGGGGAACGGGTGGCGTGAATGTGGATGGGTGCAGGGTAGGGACGGAAGTAATAACCACGCAAGGTGGGGACAAATTCCCAAAGCTCTATGGCAAATATCAAACAGCCAAAGAATCACAACATACCGGCCGCTTCCCCGCCAACCTTATCCACGACGGGAGTGATGAGGTGGTGGGGATGTTTCCGGAATCAAATGGTATGGCGCGAGGCACCTTGCGTCGTGGTGCGACGACTGGCGTTAGTATTGGGGGTAAAGGCCGTTACGGATCAGTCGAGCCGCAAGATGCAGAGGCAGGCTACGGCGACTCCGGCTCCGCCGCCCGCTTCTTCTACTGCGCCAAAGCATCCAAGCGAGACAGGGACGAGGGGTGCGAGGGGATGGAGGCGAAGGCGAGACCGACAATGGGCAGTGGCATTGGTGGGCAGCCGGATCAAACGATTGCAAACAATCGCAACCACCACCCCACCGTCAAACCCACCGACCTCATGCGCTATCTATGCAGGCTGGTAACACCACCAGAGGGCACGGTGCTTGACCCTTTCATGGGCAGCGGCTCAACTGGCAAGGCTGCCGTGTTGGAAGGTTTCAACTTTATAGGAATCGAACGTGAGCCCGAATATCTAGAGATTGCACAGGCTCGCATTACACACGCACAAGAACAGAAGGAAAGCAGATTGATATGAGCTTGATAACAAGAATCAAACAATTTATATCTCTCGACGGCCAAGTCGCACAGAACGACCTGCCTATGCCGCTCGAGGAGGTATGGACAAAGCACAGCTTCACACCAATAGTCAACTGGTCTGGAGCTTACAAGATGTGGAAGGCTAACCCTGTGGCACAGGCCTGCACTATCACCTACTCACTGATGATGCCCGAGGCACAACTCGGTGTGGTCACTGCATCAGGTTACAGCTATGACGACCCCATCGTTACTATGCTCACACGTAACCAGTGGCGAGTGACGATGTCAGAGATCATGACCATCCTGTGCATCGGTGGCAATGCCTACGGTTACAAGCTGCGCAATGCCTCGGGTGCTGTGATAGGTATTAGGTGGTATTCAGATAAGTATTTCGCACCTGTAAATGACGGGTGGGGTGATGTTGATTATTATCATTACTACAACGGTGCTGTAACCTACTCCGTACCGAAGGAAGACGTTGTGCACATCGTGGGCTTCTGGTATGACCCAGAGAAGCCACTTGGTGGCGGCTCACCTGTCGAGCTTGCTGCGCAGTCTATTGAGGGCTACAACGAAGCCAGTGCCACGGTGTTCAACATTCACAAGAACGACGCCATGCCGAAGACCATCGTGGTCTACGATGAAGAACTGACACCAGAGCAGGTCAGTCTTGCCGAGCGTTCGTTCAAGCGCAAGTATGGCGGAGACCGTCGCGGTTCAGTTGGTATCATGTGGGGTGTGAAGGATGTCAAGCGCCTGGCCCTCGACTGGAATGAGCTCGGTCTGTCTGATACGTTCGGTCAATACGAGACCCGCATCTGTGGTGCTTACAAGGTGCACCCGATTATCGCAGGGACTCACATGGGATTGTCTCAATCCACATACTCGAACTTCGAGCAGGCCTCAAAGGACTTCACAAACATGGTGCGTGTTCCATTCTGGAATATGCTCGCTGACCAGATCAATGCACAGCTCGCCATTCCTGACTATGGTGTCGAGATCGGTTTCGACCTGTCCACAGTTCAGGCACTTGCTGGTGATGCTATTGCGACCGAGGCCGTGTCAACTCAGGATGCAGATGTGAACGGTGACAACTCCAGCGACGGAGGCGCTGTGCCTGTTGAGGCGCGTGGCTTTCGTATACCTTCCGTAGAAACCAAGCAATATGAAGGCATCGACTTTCTACCACCTAAAGGCGTCCGTGACGAAGCTGCCAAGGGCCTCGAGTGGCGTCGTGAGTACAATAGAGGTGGCACTGCCGTAGGTGTTGCCAGAGCTCGAGACCTGAGCAACGGCCGTGCTATCTCACCAGACACAGCACGTCGCATGAACAGCTACTTTGCACGTCACGAGGTGGACAAACAGGGCGAAGGGTGGTCACCAGGACAAGAGGGCTTCCCGTCTGCCGGTCGCATCGCCTGGGCTCTGTGGGGTGGCGATGCTGGCCAGCGTTGGAGTGCCAAGCTAGTCGAGCAGATGAACGCCGAGGATGATCGTGAGTCTCGTGTTAAGGTCGTCGTGGGGCCAGAGACAAAGGCCTGGCTGCAGCATCCAGATTCGTTTGTTTATGCCAAGCAGTATGACGAGGCTCTGAAGCCTTACGACGACCGTATTGCAAGGTCATGGTCAAAGGTAGCAATGGAGCTGGCCACATACTTACGGGACACGAAAAGCCTTGGCGCAATAGAGACCAAAGCCGAGGACTTCAGCGTTGATGTCTGGACTGAGAAGTTTCTGCAGGGTACAGAGGAAGATCGCAACGAATTGATCGACCTTGTCATCAGATTAAGTCAAGAGGAAGTCGATGCAGAGCCTGGTGAGTTTGCCAAGGCCCGTGAGGCTGGACAACTGGAGTCGAGCAACAAGATAGTCGAGACCGTGCCAACGCTCAAGGCAGACGTGCAGAAGGTCATCTTTGCGAATCCAACGGCATCGGCTGACGAACTCAGCAAGCTGATATACGACCAGATCTCAAACATCACCAAGTCCAGAGCCAACGCCATCGGTCGCACGACAGCAACAGCGACGACCGGCACAGTGCAGAAATCAGTCTGGGCAGAGATTGGTGGTATCACAAGAACATGGGCAGCCTTGGCAGGGGCACGACCAGCACATGCGGGAGCTCATGATACTGCTGAAGATGCAGATGGCATGTTTACAGTTGGTGGCGAACGCACACCATACCCTGCAGGTCCTGGCTTGTCTGCTGCAAATTCTGTGAACTGCCGATGTTTCGCACGAGCTCGCAGGGCGGTGTGAGAAGTTTCAAGGTGAAAGCGCGAGAATGTTCAGGGTCAGCCTTGCAAATTGTGGATAATTACACGCGAACACTATGCAAGTTCGCATCATTACGGGGAACGTAAACAATGAAGATAGAACGCAAATCATTTGATATTGAAACCAAGGCCGAAGGCGACAACGGTGTCATCGAGGCCATTGTATCGGTATTTAATAACGTAGACAGCTATGGCGACCGTGTGAAGTTTGGATTCTTTGACGAGTCCCTACGCACGAAACTGCCCAAAGGCGTATGGGCTCACGACTGGAAAACACCAGTGGCCAAAACTCTCGAGGCTCGGGAGCTGATGCCAGGGGATGCCCTGCTGCCTGAGAAGCTCAAGGACCTTGGTGGCCTGTATATCAAGGGCCAGTTCAACATGAACACCCAGCGAGGCCGTGAGACTTACAGCGACATCAAGGAAGGTATTATAGACGAGTTCTCAATAGGCTACTCCGTAACAGAGGAGGGGTACTCTCCAGACGGAGCCCGTGAACTTGTCAAGGGACGACTCTATGAGTGGTCCCCAGTGCTCTTCGGAGCTAACTCAGAAACTGCTTTAATCAGCGCCAAGGGACTCAATGACGACCTTGCTGACGTCGGAGCCGACGTCGAGCGTGTTGTCACGAGGTTGAACGAACGTGCTGAGATCAGACTTAAGGAAGGGCGAACGTTATCGTCGGCAAACGTAACACGCCTTACCGAACTCATGGACACGCTGGCCTCTGCGGTGCAAAGCATCAAGGGCCTCATCGAGTCCGCACAACCAGTGAACGCAAAGGCAGCTATGGAAATGGAAGC